CAACTACTTCTTTTATAGCGTCGGCTTTACCTTGCTCATAAAAGTGTTTTGCAATTGTATCGGCATTTTCTGCAGCGTACATAGCTTTATGGTATCCTTTCAAATCTACAACATCTCGCTTATCGTTTAAGAACTTCTTAACTAAGTTAGTTATGTTTGATTGTTTTTCTGCTACAGCGTCTTTATTAGCAACTCCATATCTAAAATTTTTATCACCCAAATTAAAATCAAAACCTTTGAAATCTTGGTTAAATAAACTTTTAGTGTCGTTTTTAAATTTTGAATGCTGCAACTCTACCATTTGTTGCTCTTCCTTGTAGCGGTTAAAAAAGTCATTTGCTTTTTGTTGGTCTTGTGTAACACCAGGTCTCAACTTGATTTCCTCGTAATATTTACTTTTAAGCCCGTCTAAAAAGGTTCTTGCTTTTGCAACCTCTTCTTTGAAAGCGAGTTTCTTTTTACGAATGTCTCGCTCTTCGTCCAACTCTTCGTCATATTCAAAGTTGTCTTCCATAAGGAATTCAATCTCTTCATTGTCTAAATGCGGACGTGTTTTTTTATAATATTCCTTTAATAAGGTTTCGTTATTTATATTTGAGTAATCAGCATTAAGCCTAACATAATCGTTAATATCGCCCCCTGTTTCTTCCATAAATGCAATAAGCTTTTCTATGTTCTCAGGCAACGGTTTTCCGGTATACTTTTCAGCGGCAAGGGCATCGGTTACTTCTTGTGCTAAGTCCGTTGCTTCTTGTTGAATGTCTTGTTCTGTAATTTCATTTATTACAGTTATTTCTTCTTCTTGGCCGGTAATGATTTTAGGCTCTTCGTTTCCTTGGACCACTTCTTGCAATCCCACTTCGGATCCTTCGCTGACCAACATGCTTTCATTTGTGCTTTGCTCTTGAACGGCATCTCCTGTTATTGTTTCGTTAGGTATAAATACTTTTGTTACTTCCGAATTTACAGACTCAATAGACTCTGTATCTTTAATTGTAACCTTTGTAATCTGATCTACTTTGTTTAATTTTCGAGGAGCTGTTTTCTTTATTTTAAACGCTCCCTCGGTTTTAATTTCTTCTGACATGATATAATATTATAAGATTGATTGATAAAATTTATTTTGGTTCAAACTGAGCTAAATCAAACCCACTCATATTGTCAAAACCAGCGGATTCAAAATCCTTAGGCATTGTGTTATTTTGTCTTTGATCTATTAATTCAGATTGCTGTGTTGCTGTAGTTTTTAACCTACTGTCTTTACGGTCTTCTGCGGCGTTAATCTTTGACTGCATTGCTTGAGCATTAATCTGTGCTAATTGCATTTGATAATTAAACTCTTCTGCCATTAACAACTTTTTAAGCTGAGCCTCATGCTCCATTCTTTGAATTTCAAATTGATTTTTAGCTTGCATTTTTTGAATTTCAGTTTGCGCCAAAGCTTGGTTTTTTTGGACTTCAGCTAATGCTGCAGCTTCAGCTGTTTGCGCATTTGCTTGAGCTTGAGCTTGTATATTTGCTTGTTGATTTGCTTGATCTCTTTCTAGCTTTTTCTTTCTTTTATATTTTAAAGATTGATTAGCAAGTTTTAGGTTATTAATTTCTCTTAAATCAATTGCGTCTTCAAGATCAATTCCCCCTGATTGCAAAGCAACTTGTATATTTTGTTCTAATTGCGCCTTCTCTTCTTCGTCTGGTTCTAATTCTAAGAATATACCAAAGTCATGAATATCTAAATTTTGTAACTCTTCTAGTGTTCTAACATTTGACACTGATATACTTTGTACCAACGCGTTTGCTGTTAATGGGAACTTTAAAGAATCCCCAACCCTTTTGGATATATTTTCACACATCCTTAATGTTATATACAAACTAGCATCTAATACGTGTCTTGTTGCAACATTAGAATTAGCGGCTGCCATTTTTTGTAATCCAACTAATGAATTGGAATCTGGCATAGAACCATCTCTTGCCTCATTAAGGCCAGTTACATCACGAATCATTTGTAAGTAATATTGGTAAGTCTGAATAAGTGATGCAATTTTAGCATTTCCAGAAGACGTTTGTAATTCTTGTATTGGTACTTTTCCTGGATTACCCGACCCGTCTTGTGTCATTGATCTACCAACAATACTACCAGTTTGGAAGTACATATTTAATGCTTCTGCTGGATTGTAATTTGTACCATTCCCTAAATCAACTTCAGCTAACCCGTCTACATCAACAAAAACTCCATCTGGAACCATTCTAGCAAGTACCTGTTGTAGTTTTAGATGCGTTATTTGAATCATATCTGCAAAAGAAGTAATTCTACTTACTATAGACTCAATTCTTCCTTTATACATACGCGGTGCGCAAATAGCATAATTCATTTCCACCTTTGTGGTATCAGCAAGTGGCCTTGTCATATTTTCAGACAATTGCCATTTAAGCATTTTTTTATGTCCAAGTATTTTTGCCCCTGAATAAAGAACTTCAATACTTCTAGATACTACATTAAAGTTATCGCTTGGCGGTGGATTAAATCCATCTGTTTTAACTAATGCTTTTTCTAACCCTTGTTCTGTTTGTTTTATTTTGAATACCTGGTTTGAATACGTTTTATATTCAAAGTATAAAACTTGTATTGTTGTTGTATCGTAGTTTTGATTTGTATACGTACGACTATAATCATTAGTACCTGGAAACTTTTCAATTTCAAGTACTTCCTCATCTGTTAAATTTGGAAATTCCTTTTTTAATTCCTCTAAACTAATTGACTTAACTTCGCCAACATAGTACATGTCTTCAAAGTTTGGATCTTCTGTATACGAGTAAACTAAATTAGCTGGGTCAACATAATCTATTACGATGCCATTCGAACCATTCCAATTAGTTTTTGCGCACGCAATACCTAATACTGTTAAGTCGTAGTTGAGTCTTTTAGCAATATTATCATATTTGTTTTTATTCAAAACATAATTAATAACTTCCTCTTCAGCAATCTCAACAGCTTGTTTATAATTTAACTGCAAATGTATTTCTAACTGTTCCTTATCTTCCGGTAAAGAACTTGGATCTGCAGTATTATATAAGTTAATACCTAATTGCGCTTGTATATCGTCTAATAAATCCTTAGCATGCATGTCCTGCAGTAAAGCTTGTGTATACTTAGTTTTCTGCGCTACTGACTGCGGATCTTGTGCAAAAGTTTTTATTTTAAATAATTTATTAGACATGCCGTTGACAACTATATCAACAAATTTTGGTATAATTGGTATTGGCTTCCAGTCTAAATTCAAATAAGATAAATCACCATTGATAGATAATTCATCTTTATATTTCTGTATGCTTTGTTCACCTCTAGCATATAATCTAAGGTTATGGAATGTTTGCCAGTTAGTACTCCATCTGTCATTCCCAAGACTAGTTCTATTACCTCTGAACCATTCACCTTCTATAGCCATACCTACTGCATAACCATAGTCTAATGTTTGTTTTTCTTCGTCCGGTACCACCTGACTTGGGAAAGAGCTATTCGTGTTAGTATAAATCATCTATTATATTATTTGTGAACTATAACCTCGGTTATTATATTTTTTGAAATTTAATTCTACTTTTTCTTTCTTATAAGGGTTTGATGGAGAATATAGATGTTTATTACATGCCATTATAGCGAACCCTGAACTTATAGTTGCATCATGCTTTGTCCTGTTAGTTATATTAAACCTGGACCAGTCATTTAAGGTTTTTTGAAAATACATATTTCCATAACCGCTTTCCATATAACCAACATAATTCTCTATATAAGTCTCAATAGCGGACGCATGCGCTTGTATGATGTCTTGCCCGGCTGATGGTATACCGCCAATTTCTTTTTCTGTCGGCGATAAATTATTCCAAACTTTGTCAGGGCGATTCATTGAGAATGGCCTATAACCCCTTCGTTTTAAATAATATAATAATCTAGCTTTGTTATTCTCTGCTAATATCGGCATACCGTAAAATACCAAAGCCATCAGCACCTCCTCAAAGAATATCTCAGAAGTTTGTGGTCTAGCAATATATTCTAGAAAGAAATGACTTGGCGGAACATCTTCCATCGAAAACTTAGTTAACCCATGAAGTGAACCATTTGATCCTCTAACATCAACTGTTCCAGATATATCATAACTATCACAACCAAATGCACCTAAGTGTTCATTACCTGGATATTTAAGCCCATCCTTTATTATTACGTTGTTTTGTAGATGTTTCGGTGGAACCCATGATATTAAGAACCTGCCTTCTTTGCTTGGATAAAATACAACCTTTGAATCTTGTATGCCGTTCTCCCATTGGAAACTACCTTGCGTTAAAACTTGAGAGTTTCGCAAATCATCATTGTAGTCTATTTGCTCGTATATTTTTGTAAGATTAAACAAAGATTGTTTTGTCTCATCTCTAAATGCGTGTTGTTCTGTTCTTGGAAACTGACGGTAGTATTCATTTAAACCATCTTGATCTTGTTTTAAACCATCAACTTCGTTTTGCCAATGCTCAATAACTCCATACTCTATATAATTTCCATCTATTCCTTTAATTGGCTTTGTTGGAGTATCGAATACAGGTATCCCATAAGCGTCAATGAATCCTTCGTACGACCATTCCATAGGTATGAACAAACTATATAATCCTGAACTAGTCTGTCCGTTGCGGTTTCTTTTCGTAACATCTGAATCATTATATAATCTTTTGAAGTTTTCACCTCCTTTGTCTAAAGCATTTGATGTTGAACCCATCATACACTTTCCAATAACTCTACTACCTAATCTGAGTGTCGTTTTAGTTACACGCCAGTTATTTAATATGTTATCAGGCCTTTCCCATTTACCACTTTCATCGTGTACTAATAGTTTTAATTTTTCACCATCATAACTATTGTCACCTGTATTTTTCCAGTCAATTGTAGTATCTAATCCTTCAAGGTCTTCTAATTTTTCATTAGAATCTAATTTTCTTCGTGTAAGTTTAGATGCTGGTATTCTATATGCTAATTCTGTTTTTGGTCTATCCATACCATCTTGGATAGGTTTAAAA